TTGGCAACCACCGTCGTCCCCAAGGTAACAGCAGAACCACTCAATGTTTGATTAATACCAACCCTATAGTCAGCACTTCCAATAATTGCTATATTCCCGTATGTAAAACAACCTCTAGTAAAAATACCAACTTGGCTAAGAGTTCCATAAGGAAATGTACCAGTCAATACGGGTGTAGGGCTGATATTGTCAATATTAGTTAAATTTAAGCCTGGATGAGCAATGATGTTAAGTACATTTGAGCCGTTTGGATCAAAACCAATGTCAAATTGCCATAAGTTTGTAGGATCAGCCGTAAAATTATTTAAAGTAATATTTGTTGGACCAGATCCCGATGCCGTACTGTTCCCTGTTTGCCAACCACTTAAATAATTTGAATCTCCAGAGTATAGATAGTTAATACCCGCTTGAGACTGCATAATCATGCCTCTGGATATATTCGGCGCATTTAAGAATATACCGTTGTACCCTCCAATCTTCCTTGGCCTAGATCTTTGAAATCTTACCCATTGCCCATCCACATAACTTGGAGAGGCGAATTGAGTTCCATCCCTTTGTATGCCAGGGTTGATGTTGAGGAGCGCAACCTTTAAGGTCAAAATGTACCCCCAGATATACCAATAGGCGCTTGTACTCCAAGAGAAGAAAGCGTCATAGAAGACACGCCCGATAAAGTAATCGCAAAAGAACTAGTGCTTGGGAAATATATACCCGTGGTAGATCCACCCGTTACATTTAAAGAAGGTGCAGATGCAGACCCCGCTGATAACGTAAGTGTTGTAGCTGACGTGGTATTGACAGTGTTTGCGTTGTATACGTTTGTACCGTCGCATACAAGTAAAGATGTGGAGTTGGCGGGTACGGTTACAGTTTGACCACCAGATACACCAGTTGTAAAAGTTAATGTATATGAAGTATTTGTAGCCGTATTTGTAATTGTGTACAACTGCACAGTTCTCGGCAAAGTAACAGTGCAAGCTGAGGTAGCGCTAACATATTGTTGGATTGTGTTAGATGCCTGAGCGGAAGTTAAACTAAGCGTAGATAAACCAGATACAGACACGCTAAGTTCAGTAAAAGCAAAAGCATTAGATCTGCCGTATCCAAAGGTATCAAACGCATTAGACCCGTTAGAAACAATAACCAAAGACTCAGTTAACTGCAACTGTTGACTTGTATTGTTGTCAATTGTGTCTCCAGAAGCTGTGTAAGGATTGATTGTCAATATTCCAGTGCCGTTATTTTTAATAATAACAAACCAATTATTAGAAGCATTAGCGGATGTTGGCAAAGTAATCGTCCCCGCCCCACCAGTCCATACATAAAAGTTAGCCCGGTTGCTATAAGTCAACTGAGTGTTGGAGCTAATAGTTGTAATTGGATATTGAGTATTTAACTGATTGTTAAAGGATACCAACCCATACCCTGCGATACTGGACGTTTGAACACCGAAACTACCCAATCCCATTGCAACATAACTCCACGTCCCCGCGGTAGTCGTATTGTTGGTTACATAAATGTAATACGAATTAGCGCCAGGAGTTGTTGCAACAGTAACAATTGCCCCTCCACCATTGTCCACAACATTGAAAGAATTGGTAGATCCAGTGTTCTTAATAATGATGGCTTGGCCAACGGATACTTGGATTGCAGGGGGCATGGTTATAACAACACCAGATGCTGTTGCTGTAATTTCTGTAATATTGGCGGCGACGTTACTAGAGGTTGTGCCGTTTATTGGCCAATTAAGCGTAATACTGGTAGCAGTGCTCAAAGACTCATATGCCACCTGTGACGGTGAAATGGTTTGGCCTGTAAATGGATTTACATATGCGGTCATAATTAGCTATCCTGTACTAGGGTTTGTCTGTCGCCTACGCGAGTAATGTCTTCTGATTTGAGCATACTCAATGCATTTTGATACATTTGTTGCCACGTAGGAATTCTTGCGTCATTCTTTAAAAATGGCGTCATCTGAAGGAGTGTCCCAAAAAGCATCGCATTTGGCGCGTTTTGAGTAAGCCAGTTTGTTTGATTTGTGCTAGACAAGGGTTGGATTCTTTCGTAAAACAACACCTCAAACGCATAAGCCTGATCTGGCGTAGGCGCAAAATACCAGTGATCATAGTCATAGTCTGCGTAATATAGTGGGGGCGCAGTGCTTGTTGAGTTAGGCCAGTATCCAGTTAGATACTCATACTTTCTCAAATAAATGGGTTGTTTGTTGCCACTTGCATCCGTATATTTCATGGATACGGTTTTTCTCCACCTCGCAGGCTTAGGTATAACTGGATTTGAAGCAGTTAAAGTGCTCTCAACCACATTAAGTTGGCCTAAAGTTTTAATTTGCTGTGCAATTTCATATTCGCACAGACTAATGGCGACGGGAACTTGGTTTACCACGGCAGTATCACTCCTCTCTAAGTACTGATAAATGGTACTTATGAGGTTATCGTAGGTAAAAACAAACGAAGGAGTGTTTGTTACTGATGAAATTGTCATTTAGCCCCCTAATATATGCCTATTTTAGATAGTATCTAGGGAAAAGTCACTCTATAATACCGCCCGATTTCAACTGATCAATTGTTTTATTACCTGTGTATTGGAAATGAGCAAGCTCTTTGAACGACTTCCAATTCCCCGCCCATTCCAATCCACACTCTTCACCAATCTTTCCTATTTCTGCCCACACAGGGTGAGAACCGTCCCAATCGGGTTTTCCGCTAACAATTGGAACAATATCAACAGCACAGCGATAATTATGAAATGACTCTCCTGCCTTAGCATTAGTAACAATTTTCCCAGGACTTGTTCTTCCTTGTTTATATAGTGCGTCCTGACTCTCCATGTCCCTGTAAGTGCTCGTGACCAAAATATCAATGCCCTTATCCTTACAAGCTTGTATAAAAGCATCGACTCTACTTTTAACTTGGGGTAGTAGTTCATCTAAAGATCTTGAATTAATCATTTTGAAACTGGTGTTGATTGATGTAAAAGTTCGTCTTTCTTCTGACTCCCTGCTGAACTACCAAAGTAAAAGGCTACCACCCCCGTCCAAGCAGTTCCAAGTGAACCTAGCATGATGTCGATCTGAGGCGTGTGCTGTACCTGACCGTACATCAGCCCAAAGAGTATTCCAAAGAAACCGCCTGTGATTCCTATAGCAAGAACAGGAGGTATCCAAGACTGAGTAGCAATCTGCATCGTTCTAGCAGAACTTCTGTCTTGAACGGCTAATTGCTCAAAATCTAGGTTTAATTCTTGTGCTTTGGCTTTTAAAGCTATCTCGGCTTGTTGCACTGCGGCAATCTGGTCTGAAGATAATTTACCATCCTCCAACATTTTCTTAGCATCGTCCTGGGATACACCAAGAACCTTTGATACCATTTCATACGCCAAACCACCCAGTGGTCCTCCAATTGCACTAAATATCGTAGGTGCTATTGTTTTAATCCAATCCATAATCACTCCTTGCAATACTTTGGAAGATACCCTGTCTGTTTAAACATCACATAACATTCTATTAACTTATCATCTTCTAAGAAATTTTTTTTAAATTCTATGTGCCAACTTTCCTGTTCTCTTTTTTTCAAATAATCTTGCCGAATATAGAACATCAACCCTACGCAAGTGAGTGCAAAGATAAGTATGGCAGCGCACACAACAAGTCTGAATTGAAATACATCTCTTGCTTCTTTGCGTTCTCTGGCCTCTTTTGCATCCTTTTTTTTTGTGCTTTGTCAAAATTGGCTTTATCAGCATTAAGTCTGTTTTTTTCTTTCTCAAACTGATGCCATAGGTCGCCAAGCTCTGGAGGACTCTCGTATACCAACATCTGCCTCAAATCGTACTGGGCTTGTTCTAGTTGCTTCCTAGCCATGATGTTCTCTAAGGCTTGTGCTTGTATAGACTTACCCTTGGGCGGATTCTTTTCCTTATCTTTTATCTCAGCATGGGCTTTTTCACTGTGCTCGAAAAAAGAACCTAACCCTGTTGAGATTTCATGAAAAACATCGTATGCTTCTTTACCAGTAGCCTTAAAGTCTTTGTACATAGCTACGCCTTGCTTAACAGCAGAAAGTATAGCCAGACAAGTACTAATTGGTTCCATATACTAATGTTCTAAGAATTTTTTGATCAAATCCGCCGCCACCCCAGGCCCCAACAAAACACAAAGAACGACAAAATAAAGCAAATACTCTATTTTTGTCATTCTTTTATCCCCAGAAGACAAAGATTCTTGAATTGCTCTGTATCTTTCAGCGCAAATGGCCTCATGTACGGCAACTCTAACTTCTATGTCTTCATTCATTTTATTTTTCTGCCTGTATACAAGTTAAAAATGATGGGGCAACTACAGCAATAACAGCAGATTCTGTTGTTGTAACAGGCGTAGCTGATATTGTGGTTTGCGGAGGTATCTCAACAGTAGGCACTTGTGGAGGAGCCTCAAACATAATTGTAGGAGTAACCACGGGGCCAGGTTTTGCCTCTGTTGGAGGAGCATACTTTTGATCAAGAAAATCCAAGAATGCATGGATCTTGTCTTGAGCATCAGTTTCAAAATTGTTTAAATGAGCGCGAATGTCTTTTAAAAATTGCATATATAACCTCAGTTATTTGGTTTTACATCTGTAACAACTTCTTGGGGAATTTGTGCCTGCAATTGACCCATGATCTTTTGACTCAAAGGCCAAGCGTTGGAACTGGTCGGCAATTGACCTAAAACATTGATAATGTCTTTAATCTCACCTTCAAATAATTCAAGTTTTAAAACGTCCATGATTGTCATCCTATTTATTTTCCGTCAAAGATGGGGTGACGGTTTCCCCTTCAATGCTAATTGTAGATGTGCTTTGGTCAATTTTCATAGTGCCCTCACAAGCCATATTCCAATCCTCCCCCGTCCTTTCGCTGTGACAGGGTACATTGATCCTCACGTGCTTACAAAGATACTCCTGATGGCCCTCAAAAACCCTCCAAGCATGGTCTACAGTTCCCCGTCCGGGCATTCCCCTAGACTTGTTAAAGCGGATTAAGTATTTCATACAATAATCGGAGTTTGTTGCTGAACGCCCAAATTAAAATGTATAAACCTTAACGGCTCATCAGATCCATGTCTGGTAAAAGAATGCGCCACCCAAGAATTTGTTAAAAAAATCACTCCTTTTTTTATAGGAAATAATAATTTATTGGTTGCATAACTTACTGTTGATGAATCTTTTTCTGGTAACTGAGTTAAAACTTTGCCTTCTCTTGAATCATTTATCACAATGTTGGATGATTTCTCCATTTCATTGAGAAAGTAAAAACCAATAATATGGCATCCATCCCCATGAGCGTGATCATCCATTCCCGAAAACTTATAGTGCTCCTGACCCCACATAGACTGAAAATAAGTAACTTTGTCATCCATCTTGTACCCTTGAGAATCCAAAATGTTCCAAGCCGTAAAAGATATGTATGAAGCTAAGTCCTTGATCCTTGGATCTAAAAAAAAGTTACCCGTCATTTTGACTGGATACAACTCATTTATAGATTCTTTGTTATTTGCAATTCCTTCATTAAAAACCTCTAAAGCATTATCCAAATACTCTGGTTTTGATATGCTATATACCGCCGTTGGGAAGTATGTAGCAATGTCAAGATTATCCATACCGCTCTCCTATTTGTTATAGGATATAAGTATACTTTAACTTAATGTTAAGCAAGACAAGTTCTGATTGATTGCATGATTAAGTCAATGAAAACGCAAACATACCTGAAAAAGCGCCACCACCAATTGCAAAAGTTGCATTTGAACTAACATTTCCTGTTGCACTTACTACGTATATAGTTGAACTGCCTGTCCCACAAGTTAAATAATATACAGAAGAAGGAGAAGTCGTTCCCGCCGCGCCAACTATTCCGTTCATAACAGTACCGCCAAAACCAGAAAGAGTGCTAGGGGTAATTGGCAATCCAGTAATAGTTATTGAATTTGCTACGGTATTATTTAACCAAGATATATTTAATTGTACAAAAGCAATACTTCCTATAATTAAATATCTACCCAGAGTAGTCTGAAAAGTTGCCCCTGTAAGTCCATTTACAGATGGTGTCCAAGTTTGCCACCCTCCATCACTTCCAGACGTAGCAGTGTTTGGTGAACTAACTGGAATATTATTAGCAGAATTAAATATTACCCCCGCTATAGTCGCGTTGTTAGTAACAGTTAAATTTCCTGAAAAAGTAGATGTTTTTGCGCTAGTATTAATTATTGGATAACCAAAATTAAAATAACTATTAATTCCAGATCCAAGCGCTGTAATCGCTAAGGGTAAGCCACTGACGCTATTTAAAGTAATCGCTCCTCCACTACTACCGTTGTTTATAGTCAGAGCAGTTAAAGTGGGAGATGTGGTTGTACCCAAAACTCCGCCAGATGTGTTTGTAACAATCCCCGCTGTCGTTAAACCAGTATCGGTAATGCTTGAAAATTGCCCCGCAGTAGCAGATGCAGAAGCCAACGCAGTGACGGTTCCTGACGAATTAGCATAGTACAAAATGCCATCAGCGTAGTTTAAAGCTACCTCAGATCCTTTACTGGTGTTGGCTATGCCTGGGTTGCCTGCGGCAGGTTTTACGCCCGCAGAACCAGATGCGTATAGGTATATGGGAGTGTAATTTGATGCAGGCATAATAATTCCTTTAATCAGCTTTAGGAGCTTCTGGTGGGGGTTGCTGTGCGTTTACTTCCTTTTGCACGGCCTCGATAATCTGGAATAC